ATAATAACTCAGAAAAACCAGAAAAACCAGAAAAACCTGATAACGGTGATTCCGGAAATAATGAAGAACAAGAATCAGTAAAAAAAGAGGAATCAGAATCCGATTCCAAAACGAAAAAAGAAACTAGTAATAAAATTGGTGGTTCGACTGGTTCTAAATCACAAGACGATAATGAACCGTCTAGATCTAAGACAAATAGAGATTTGGCTGAATCACTATCAAAATTAGTTGATACCAGTTCAATGTTACAGTATGTTGACATACCATCTCCAAATTTAAATAATATCATTTATCCATTTGAATCAATTAAAGTGGATTTTGAAAAATTTAATTTGCCGGATCTTTCAGCGGAAGATGATGATTTTGATTTAGATCGAAATAATCCGATCAAGAATTTTAATAAGAATCATAAAGCAAATATCTCATTACATAAACAATTATTTGAAATGAGAAAAAAAGCTTTTCAATACAATAAGACTTTAACATTTAAGACTGGAAAATTAGATACAAACAAATTATATTCATACAAATATAATAATGAGATTTTTAAGACTTCAGAAATCAAACCAAATGGAAAGAATAATGGATTAATTTTTATTATGGATCTATCTGGTTCTATGTATTCATATCTTTCAGGAGCTAAAGAAAAGGCTTTTGAATTAATATTATTCTGTAAACAATCAAATATTCCATTTGTTTTATATGGATTTGTTGATACATTCAGAAATTCCGAAAATCCTAAATATGGACATAATAAACCCGCTCTTTTCGATCATTATGTTGGAAAAAATGAACATAGTTTAGGAATACATCCTAATTTTAAGTTGTATGAATTGTTAAGTTCTAGAATGAATTCATCAGATTTTAAAAAGATGTCTTCAATCTTTCTTAATTATATAGGGAAGTTGTCTGGACAACTTTCAATTGATCCAGCATCAATTTCTGGTAAAACAATCACAAATATTGGAAATTATTCTTTAGGAGGAACACCATTAACAGAAACCCATTTATGTTTAGATTCACTGGTAAATAAATTTAGGAATGACACTCGCACACAAATTGTAAATGTGGTATATTTTACGGATGGCCAAGGAACAGAAACAAACTACATTAACAAAAATGGATCTTATAATAGTTTCAATTACTACAGTAGACCGAAAATCGTAATCCATGATCCAAAGACGAAGAAGAATTATGATTCTTCTCAAGAATCGATTCGCAATAGTCCATCTACTATTCTTAAGATAATTAAGCAGAGGATGACTGATGTTAATGTCATTAATTTTTTGATAACGAGTGATATTCTATGTGGTGTTTCAGCTGATTATTTTGATAAATTAATGACAGATAATGGATATACTGAAAAATATATAAACATGACTCGGGAAAAGAAGCAGGAAGCGGAGATGGTTTTGAGATCTAAATATATTGTTATAGAAGATTCTAAAAGAGATTCATTTGATAATACATTCTTGTGTTCTGTTAATATGTTTAGAAAAAAGAAACAGCCTAAAATGGTAGATAAATCTATACAAGAAACTATCGATACCTTCGTATTTTCTTCTAACTCTAAAAAGCAAATTAATACGATGATCTCAAAATTTATTGATTTAATTGTTTAAGGAAGATCTAAAATTTCGAACTTCATTATGAAGTTGAAGGAGTTCCGTTCGGTGTGTAAAAGTTTTTTTCTAAAAATGCTTGACATCAACCTCCATTAAAGGTATAATTGAAGTATGGTTACAATATTAAAGGGACTTGTGGGGTCGCATGCTTATGGACATGCGACTCCAGAATCAGATAAAGATTGGATGACGGTATATGTCGGAGGAATAGATTCATACTTTGGTCTGAAAAGAGCAGATACTTCGCATTCAGTATCAGAAGATGTAGATGTAACTGATTACGAATTTAAGAAATTCGTTTCTCTTTGTTGTAATTTTAATCCGAATGTGATTCCTCTGCTTTTCTTAAAGAAAGAATCTTATGATTCAATCACTAACGAATTTGGCTTGAGATTAGTGCAAGCTAAAAATCTCTTCTTAACAAAAAGATGCTATAACTCATTAAGAGGATACGCAACTTCTCAAGAAAAGAAAGCGAGACTCGGATTAACAGAAAAATTGGGTCAGAAGAGGAAGGTCCTTGTAGATAAATATGGTTATGATGTAAAGGCTGCTGCACACACTGTCAGATTATTACGTCTAGCAAAACATATATTTTTGTACAATGAAGTTAATCTTGAAGAAGCAGCAGAAGAGTGTATGAAATATCGTTCCGGTTTCTTTTCAAAAGAAGAATTCCAGAATAGGTTCGATGAATTGATACTTCAAGTTGATGATTCATTCTCTTCTTGTATTCTTCCAGAAGATGTTGATGCGACTACAGTAAATGCATTTTGTGTTAATTTTTTGAAAGATTGGTTTGAGGAACATGAATAATTATATTTTCTTATTAGAAAAAGATTTAACTTATGTTAAATCTTATGCAGAACAGAATGGTTTGAAGACGAGGATTGTCAATAGAGATAATGTCCCGGTGTTATTGACATGCGAATATGACGGATCAAGGTTGAATCTGACTGTTATAGATGGAATCGTAAAGGAAATTGGTATTGGATAAACGAAAGAATATCTCCTTTGTTTTCAATAACTTGTGGCAAGTCATTGATTCAAAAGAGAATATTCTTTCGAAAAAATTTGCTTCGGTTGAATGGATAAGGTATACTTAAAGTATGAAAACTGTATGGGTTGTTTACGAGTATTGGTATTCCAGTGTACACTCCACCTATTTGAAGACGGTTATTCGGGTCTTCGCCTCAAAAGAAGAGGCTGATGAATTTGCGAAAACTGAACAGATCTACTCGGATAGAATGAAGTTCAAACTTCATTATGAAGTTGTAGAAGTTCCGTTCGGTGTGTAAAAGTTTTTTTCTAAAAATGCTTGACATCAACCTCCATTAAAGGTATAATTGAAGTATAGTAGAAAACTATTCTGATCAAAGTAGTGTGAAAGAACTAGTGTGCAAGGAAATTAACATGCATAAAATTATAATTCCCGATATCCACCAAAATATAGATCGTTTGAATTCTATTCTTCAAACTCCTGAATGCCAGGAAGCACAAGAAATTATTTTTCTTGGCGACTACTTTGATTCTTTTGATTATGATTTTTACACACCAGAAATGTGTAAGTTTCTAAACAATAACATTAATAATGAACGATATACCTTTCTTATCGGAAATCACGATATTCATTATATTAGTTCGAATACGAATTACAGATGTTCTGGTTGGTCTTTCCAAAAGCAATCTATTGTTGATAAATTTTTAGATAAACAAGTAATTCGAAAACTTCGTCCGTTCAAATATGAGATGATTCAAGATAAACATTTTTTATTCTCTCATGCTGGTTTGCATCCTTCATTTGTCCCATTTAATTTTTCTGATATATTAAAAGACAATAATGTTTCTGACTGGTTCAATAATCTAGAACAGAGTACTATGGCTAAACTTATCAGTGGAATTAATGATCCATTATTTGGTGCTGGAAAGGATCGTGGTGGTTTTCAGAAAATCGGTGGTATCACTTGGTTGGATTGGAGAAATTTCGAATTAATCGAGAACTTAAATCAAGTAGTCGGACACTCTTACAGAATAATGCCTGATATGATTAATAGTTTTGATGAATCATCAATAAATATTAATATCGATACGAATTTGAGAAATTATTTGAGGTTGAATTTGTATGATACAGTTCATTACGAATTTCTTTCGTGATATTGATTTAGAAATGATGGAATCCTTTAAGAAAGGAGAAGGCCCAATGATATGGGTCACACATGAAGGAAGAACCTATTTCAATATTAATAAATTCATGAAATCTGAAAAAGGAAAACAAGTTATCTACGATCTTAAACTCTTTTCAGAAAGACATAATTTGAGACCTTGGAGCGGAATAGATTAGGAGGATGCTGGGGTTGGCTCCCCACACAGTCTAGAAAACTGTAGTATCTCTAACGGGATAATAGTTCGATGCTATCATCCTCCTCCACAAATAACCAGAAGGTGGGATTAATGGCGTCCATCCTTTAAAGAGTGAATCGTAGTTCCGGCCAATATGGTTGAAAGATTACCATGGGTATCAGTAAATCTTTGTAGAATATTAATGTCTAATACTTGGCCGCATAAAGTCTAGAAATAGATTGGTAATTCTACTATGGATTCTTTGGCGTAATAGCACACTGGTTAACTTTAAAATAATATGTTTATCTCAAAACGCACTGAAAAATTTATTAGTAAGTTGAGTCCCAACGAAGACTTCAAAATCGGTCCACAACTCACTAGATTGTATGAATTTGGAGACGGCAATGTAATTGATGTTATTTGTGATATAGTTTGTTATACGCCAGATTCAATTGATATTAAAACAGAATATGGATCTATGTTGAAAGATTTGAATCTTACTGGATTGATTAATGAATTGGTAGATTATCTATTCGATTATCCAGGAGATTATGATTCTGAAGTTATATCTTATGGTAATTGGTTAATAGGTTTAACTATACGCAATGATCGATTTTGGGAAGAATATAATCGAAAATAATTAAAGACGGAAAATTGGCAGAGTGGTATTGCACCTGATTGCTAATCAGTGGTCGTCCTGAAAGGGATGCACAAGTTCGAATCTTGTATTTTCCGCCATTGCTTTTTTGTTGTAAATATACTATAATAGTATTGTAGTGGACGAGTAGCTTAGAGGTAAAGCGTTCGACTGATAATCGAAAGACCGACGGTTCGATCCCTTCCTCGTCCACCAAATTGAATAATAAGTAAAGGATAATAATCATGAGTCTATTTGTTAAGAATGGGAGTAATTATCGAGTTACATCGAATGAGAATTTAGATGTGCGAACGATGTTACCAGCAGGAACTTATAATGTTAATTATGATACTATGAAGAATGAGTTTTCTTTGAATCATATTGAATCTTTTGACATTCCTAATAAATTGTATGGCGATCTAACAAAGAATCGTGATCGAATTCTGAATACATTCAACGATCGAGAATCTTCAACTGGTGTTATTTTGTGTGGTGAAAAGGGTTCGGGAAAATCTCTTCTAGCAAAAGCTATCTGTATTTCTGCAGCCGAACAAGGAATTCCGACTATCATCATTAGTCAACCATGGTTTGGCGACACGTTTAACACTTTCGTTCAATCAATTAAACAATCTGCAATTATTTTCTTCGACGAATTCGAGAAAGTTTATTCGGGGAAAGAGGCTCAAGAAGCTATTCTAACGCTTTTCGATGGTGTTTATCCAACCAAGAAAATGTTTATTTGTACTTGTAATGATAAATTCAAGATTGATTATAATATGAAAAATCGACCAGGAAGAATCTATTACATGCTAGATTTTACTGGACTAGAAGTATCATTCGTTCGTGATTATTGTGAAGAAAATCTAATCAACAAGTCTAATATCAATTCAGTTTGTAATCTATCAATGGCATTCAATAACTTCAATTTCGATATGTTGAAAGCTATTGTTGAAGAAATGAATCGATATGACGAAACAGCAAATGAAGTAATTAAGGTTATTAACACCAAAATGGAATTCGTTTCTCCTTCTAAATATAAGATCGAGTTCACACCAAACCGTGAGTTGAATATCCAAGAAGGTAGCGTTGAGAAAATATATACTGGAAATCCTATTACTAATAATGTGCTACTAAATTATTATATTGTTGAGGGTGATGGTGAGATGTATGGTCAAACCACTTTCTCGCCAAATGAAATTGTTGTGTTAGATCCTTCTGGAAAAGTCGTCTATGTTAATTCTGCTGGCGATAAGTTGGTCTTGATCAAAGAAGAAACGAAATTAGTTATGCGAAATTTCGCATTCTAATAAATAGAGGGTGCTGCGATAGCTCAATGGTACAGCAGCAGTTTAGTAAACTGCAGATTGACGGTTCGATCCCGTCTCGCAGCTCCAACTTTGATGGGGTGTAGCTTAATGGTAAAGCATCCGACTTTGACTCGGAGTATGGGAGTTCGATTCTCTCCACCCTAACCACTTAATATAGAGAATAATATGAAATATCTTTTTTGTGATACAGAAACAAGCGGAATCGATCCATCTAAGCATGGAATTATCCAAATTGCTGGTTTAATTGACATTGATGGGGAAATCAAAGAATCTTTTGATATTAAGATACAACCCTTTCCAAATCAATTGATCTCAAAAGAATCTATGAAGATCAATGGACTTACTGTAGAGGATCTTAAGACATTTCATAAACCACAAGAAGGTTACGCCTTATTGACTGAAATATTTTCGAAGTATATTTCTAAGTTTGATAAAACAGATAAGTTCTTTTTCGTTGGGTATAATTCAAATTTCGATGATTCATTTCTAAGACAATTCTTTATTAATTCTGGAGATGAATATTATGGTTCTTGGATTTGGTGGCCGACAATTGATGTATCATCATTTGCTATGGAATTTTTGAAGGAAGAAAGATCTAAGTTTCCAAATTTCAAATTGGCAACTGTTGCAAAGGCTTTTGGTATCTCAGTTGATGAATCTAGATTACATGAAGCAGTATATGATTCAATTTTAACTCGCTCCATATATCGAAAGATGATTCTTGGGATTGACTAAATTGTATTTTTAAGTTAAAATAAATATGGGAGAATACTATGATTAAAGTGAATGTATATGGAAAGAATTATGTTCTTGATTTCGCTTACTCTATGGATGAGCGTGCAGAAATGAATTCAGGTAGGATTACAAAAGCAATGTTATTTGAAGATCTTGGAAATAAGAAAGATCAAAATTATTCCAAACCTGATTATATCGGTGTAGCAATGAAACATCCTAAGGATCGAGATGTTAAGGAAAATGCGAGAAAGGCTGCAATTCGGAAGCTAGTCTCTCGGTTTGATTATGAAACTCGTTCATCTGTGTGGGCAGCTTATTTTGCACGATGATAAATATTAAATAATTTATGGAGAGATAGATGACTGTTCTTGTTTTAAATTCACAATATTTGCCCATACAAACAACTTCGGTAAAGAAAGCTGTAAAATTGATTTATCGTGGTGTTGCTGTGGCAGAGAAGTACACAGAACAAGTATGGAAATCTATCTCTTCAGAAATGATTCTTCCGGCTGTTATTCGTCTAATCAATTTTCATAGATTACCGAATAGATCTTATAAGTTATCTAAGAAGAATATTCTCATCAGAGATAGATATACTTGCCAATATTGTCAGGGAATCTTCTCTGAAAGAACTCTGACATTAGATCATGTTATTCCAAAATCAAAGGGTGGATCTTCTCGTTGGGAAAATTTAGTTGCCGCTTGTAGAAAGTGTAATTCTAAGAAAGCCGATAAGACACCCGAAGAAGCGTGCATGAGATTGTTGTCGAAACCAATGAAATTGACAGTCCACACTCACACAACAATATTGAGAAATAAAGGAGAATCAAGACCAGAGTGGTCTGAGTTCTTATTCAATTAAGGAATATATGTATGAATAATTTTATAGATGATCTTGATATTTTTTGGAATATATTGAGATATATTGTAACGATTGGTGTAATAGCCTTATTTACTGTAAGTTTCTTGTATTCAGGAAAACAGGAATCATATTATATCTCTCAAGAATCTAATAGCAAAACGCAATTTTATTGTGTGTATGCGGATATTAATTGGAGGCCAGATCAACTAATTTATTGCTCAGGGAATATTGTTAATGTCTTGATGATTAAGAATGCAGTGTCTTCACAGACACAGAATGATTCTTTAGAAAAGAAAGTCGATTAACAATAGTTCCATAACTCAATGGTTAGAGTGCTTACCTTATAAGCAAGTGGTTCTCGGTTCGAATCCGAGTGTGACTACCAAATGCCCCTATAGTTCAACGGAAAGAACACTAGTCTACGAAACTAAAGATCCAAGTTCAAGTCTTGGTAGGGGTTCCAAAATTATATGTTAAATGATTTATACGAATTCTTATTTTGTCCAATACATGGAATACTTTCACCAAGAAATTGGTCAATGATTATTCCAAGTATGATGATGTGTGTATATTATCTTAAACGGAAAATGTTGTAGGGAGCCGAAAGGCTCATTTTTTGCATTTAAACTATATTCTCTTTAGAATCAATGACTTGCGCCAAGTGATTGACAACAAAGAGAATATTCTTTCGAAAAAACTTTGTCCTGTGATCCGTTCGAGGTATAATGGTTCTATGGAATTTGAACAACTGAAATCTATCTTTCCTGACGCAACGCTCGAGACCTGGCATCAGCATCCGAACGGAGGAGGCTGGGTCGAGAATACAGCGACAGTAGAGGAGACAGCGTTCGTTGGACCGAACGCTGTCGTCTCTGGGTTCGCTTCGGTCTCTGGGGACGCTCGGGTCTCTGGGAACGCTCGGGTCTTTGGGGACGCTTGGGTCTTTGGGAACGCTCGAGTCTCTGAGACCGCTTCGGTCTCTGGGAAAGCTTTGGTCTCTGGGGACGCTTCGGTCTTTGGGGACGCTTGGGTCTCTGGGACCGCTTGGGTCTCTGGGACCGCTTCGGTCTCTGGGTTCGCTTCGGTCTCTGAGGAAGCTTGGGTCTCTGGGGAAGCTTCGGTCTCTGGGAACGCTTCGGTCTCTGGGAACGCTTCGGTCTCTGGATCTACAGTCTTGAAATAAATTTCAAGTCACTCATTCTAAACCAGATATTCTTTCGAAAAAACTTGCTTCGATTCTTTGAGTACGCTATAATGGTTCTATAAGGAAATCTGATGATCACTGAAAAACAGTACCTCGAACAGATTGCTAAGGAAAACACCGAAGCTCTATCGAAGTATCTTGCGAATGGTGGTGGAGTCACTCAATGCAAGCCTGGGACTCCGAAGTCGATCAAGAAGTGGAAAACGTAGTTGGGATGCGAATATTTCTGACCGGAATCGTCTTTCGAAAGGTTTGAGTCTGAACGATCTCCATGCGAAATTGCCTCGTCCTGATTCTTTTGTGTAAAATTTTTCGGTGATTCCTTGACAATCACCGACGCCTCTAGTATAATAGTTGAGTAGGGAAAATTCCCAGAAAAGGAAAATTAATTATGGCTCGTGTTAAGGTTTCTCGTGAATTGGCTTTGAAGGCTTTTGTGGATTCTCTGATGGAGACTTTCGTGGACACAAAGACGTTTAGTCGTGCGAACGTCGAACAGATTGGTAAGACTAATCCTATCGGTCAAACGATGTTCGCTTCCCAGGGTCAGGGTTATGGTAAGATGACTCGTATTGGTCAGGGACAGTACATGATTCCGGATGCTTGGATGACTGGTAAGTCGCCGTGGGAAGGTGTTGTTGAAATCGTCCCGGTTGCAACCACGAAAGCTCCAAAGGCTCCGAAGTCGACTGATTCTGCGCCAAAGACCAAGAAGGCGAAGACGCCGAAAATCGAGGAAGTTGAAGTTGCCGAACGAATTACTTCTTCCGTGAAGAAGAATATCCAGAAGGCGGCTTCAAAGAAAGAGTTGTTTGAGAAGGCGAAGGATCTTCTTGCGAAGAAGAAGCAGAAAACTTCTGTGGCGACTACTGAAACCGAATAAGTTTGTGTCTCATAAATGGGGTGGAAACACCCCATTTTTCATTGTATAAGTAAAAGGTAACCATGATTCTACTAGACTTAAATCAAATTGTTGTATCAAATATAATGCAACAAATTAATATAACTAAGAACGATGAGATTGAAGAAGATTTCCTTCGACACATGATCCTCAATTCTATCCGGTCAGTTAAGTCTAAGTTTGGCGATGATTACGGTGAACTCATTCTATGTTCCGATTCTTTCAATTATTGGAGGAAAGATATCTTTCCTCAGTATAAAGCGAATAGAAAGAAATCACGTGATTCTTCCATCTTTGATTGGAACGTTATCTTCAAAACAATTAATAAGATCAAAACAGAGATTCGTGAAAACTTCCCATACCATTATCTCGAGATTCCTACATGTGAAGCAGATGATGTAATTGCGACTCTGACTGAAAAATTTTCTTCTTCCGAGAAGATTCTAATTGTATCTGGAGATAAAGACTTCGTTCAATTACAAAAGTATCCTAATGTTTCGCAGTATTCAACTATCATGAAATCATGGATTAAAGAACAGAATCCTAAGAGATATCTTCTTGAAAAGGTTTTGAATGGTGATTCTGGAGACGGTGTTCCTAATTTCTTATCTGATGATGATACTTTTGTGACAGAAGGTAAGAGACAGAGAAGATTAACCAAGAAGAAGATCGAACAAATTCTCTCTTGCGCAAAACCTGAGTCTATCATGACTTCTTCAGAACTAGCTGGTTATATGCGTAATAAATATTTGATAGATTTTGATTGTATTCCAGAAGATCTGAAAGAAGAGATATTGGGCGAATACAGTAAACCGATCGAACCAACTTCCACACAAATATATAGATATTTGATGTCACATAAATTGTCGAATCTATTGAATAAAATTGGAGATTTTTAAGATGTATCAGAAAGCAATTCCTGAAGTGCTAAGATTAGCAAATGATATTGAAGATCAAGAAGAGCGTGCTAAGTTCCTGAAGATTCATATGCGAGAATCGTTATACAAGGTTCTCGCATGTTTTCATAATGAGAATATTGAATTTGATAAATTTAAAGATATCAAATACACAACCAAACATAATAAAGCAGGTATCTCTGATTCAACTCTAGATCATGAGATGAAACGATTATATATCTTTACGAAAGATAATCCACTTCCACTAGAACGTAAACGACAGAAGCTGGCACAGATTCTAGAGAGTATGTATGCGGAAGAATCCGATTTGGTCTACAATAACATTATCCAAAAGAAGAATCCTTATAAGAATCTGAATAAGAACTTCATTAAGAAATACTTTCCACAAGTTCTAACCTACACGATAGTTAGAAAATAAACTTGATTACAAGTAGATAATATAGTATAATATATAAAGGTGATTTAATATGAATACAAAAACAAAAACACAATTGACTCTTGATCCATTTACAGTCAAAGTCCTTACTAATTTTGCCAGCATCAATAATGGACTTGTAGTGAAGTCTGGTAACGAGATTCGAACTATGACAGAAGGAAAGACTGTCTTGGCAGAAGCAACTCTTCCGGATACATTTCCTGTAGATTTTGCGATCTACGATCTTCGACAAATGTTGAATTTCGTTTCAACTCTGTTCGATAAACCAACAATGGAATTCACTGGTGTCTCTGTAGAGATCACTAATGATAATGATAAGACTAAGATTTTCTATTGTAATCCAGATCTGATCTCATCACCATCAAAGCGTATCACTATGCCATCTGAAGATATTACACTTCAGATGTCAGAAGAAACTCTCAAGAAGATCACCAAGTCTGCATCGATTCTAGGTGTCGATGATCTTAAGATTTCCTCTGTAGATGATATGATCGAACTTGAAGTTCTTGATAAGACGAATTCTTCTACAAATACCTGGTCTACAAAAACTTCAGGAATCAATAATTCTGAGTTTACTGTTTATTTGAAAATTTCTAATTTGAAGTTACTTGAAGGTGATTATCAAATTACAATTTCTAATAAGGGAATTACTCGATTCAAGCATATGAATAATGATGTTCGTTATTACATTGCAGCAGAAGCTGATTCAAAGTTCAACTAAACATTTACTTTCTTGAGTTTGCGGCGGTATAATAAAATATACCGTCATTCATTTTTATGAGGATTATATGATTGAAAATACACTATGGGTAGAACGCTACAGACCACAGGTAATCGATGATTGTGTTCTTACAGAAGATATTAAGAATTCATTCAAGAACTTTGTTAAGAATAAAGATATCCCCAACATGCTTCTTACTGGTAAACCTGGTATGGGGAAGACAACTATTGCTAAGGCAGCTTGTAATGAACTTGATTGTGATATCATGGTTATTAATGCATCTGCAGACGGAAACATAGATACACTAAGGAATAAGATTCAAGTCTTCGCTTCTGCGATTTCTCTTTCTGGTGGCCAGAAGATTGTTATTCTAGATGAAGCCGATTATATGTCGTCCGCAGTTCAGCCTGCACTGAGAAACTTCATGGAAGAGTTCTCTAAGAACTGTCGATTTATTCTTACTTGTAATTATAAGAAGAAGATTATTGAACCACTTATCTCAAGATTGACTGTTTTTGAATTCACTATTCCATCTTCTCAAAAATCTAAATTAGCAGCTCAAATGATGAAGAGAATTCAAGGTATTCTTGAAACTGAATCTGTTGAATTCGATAAGAAAGTTCTGGCTGAAATTATCATGAAGTTCTTTCCAGATTTCAGAAAAACAATCTCTGAGATCCAACGATATGTTATTGCAAATGGAAAGATTGATGTTGGCGCTCTTTCATCTATTCAAGATGTTTCAATTCGTGATCTAGTCAATTCACTTCGTATGAAAGATTTTACTGGTATGAGGAAGTGGGTTAATGAGAATCTAGATTCTGAACCTAATGTGATTGTTCGGTTGGTCTTTGATAATCTTGAAGCTTATCTTGAGCCGTCATCAATTCCTACAGCTATTGTAATTCTTGCAGATTACTCTTATAAGTCTGCGTTCGTTGCTGATCAAGAAATTAACCTTACTGCGATGTTCATTAATATTATGTCAGAATGTTTATTCAAGAAGGTATAAGATGCCAAAGCTTGGTGATATTCTTAATTCTATTAATGTAACAAAAGATACAGATCTTCTTGATGAATACAATAAAACTGATTATGTTCCATTTCTGATTAATAGAGGAATGTCTTTCTATCCAGAAACCATTCTTCATGCAAACTTTCTTAATTCTAATTCACACTTAGACCGAATTCTACAATATAAATACTTTCTGTATAGCGTCAAAAAGAAGAAGAGATTTTCTAAGTGGTTAAGTAATTCAAAACCACCAGAAAATATTCAGATTATATCTAAGTTTTATGGTATTTCTATAAACAAATCTAAAGAGATTGCTGATATGATTACTTCTGAAGATCTAGACAATATGAAAAAATATTTAGATACTGGTGGTACAAAGAGATCATCAAGAAAAGGCGAAAGTGATGAATGACAGAAACAATAATTGGGTTGAGACGTTTATAGAAGTTGAATTAGATAATCAAGAAGCATTTCTTCTTTGTAAAGAAACACTAACAAGAGTAGGTATCTCTTCGAATAAAGATAAGAAACTATATCAATCTTGTCACATTCTTCATAAGAAGGGTAAGTATTATCTCGTACATTTCAAAGAATTGTTTACTCTAGATAATAGAGCTTCTGGTCTTGATGAGACAGATCTTTCACGAAGAAATACTATCGCAAAGTTGCTACATGAGTGGGGGCTTTGTAATATTGTTGGGGCGGAATATGTAGGTGAGGATGTTGAAACTGGAAAGAAGATTTATCGATATCCAGAAAAGATGTCTGTATTCTGTTCACTGAATAAGATAAAGATTATTCCTTATGCAGATAAGGTTAATTGGGATCTTATTTCTAAATATACAATCGGTAAGAAATATAATTAAGGGAGGCCTGACCTCCCTTAATTATTATAATTCAGTTGGTGTTACCGAACCAAAATCGTAAACATAATATTCTTCATCACCATCACCAAATTTACTGTACTTAGCATTGTCTGTTGTTAACCAACTTGGTTGTGTTTTTGGATCAACGTCTTCCCAAGATCCTTCTATAAGGTATCCGTTACAAATTCATCTGAATTTTCTATTATAATCTTCTGGTATATCTCTTTGAAGTTTTCGAGGTTCATTTCTTTTCCTCAATTATTCTTCTTCCACAACTTATCTAATTTTGCAATGGCTAGATTTTGAATTTGTTCAAAATCATCGTCTGGATGTAAATTATCTTCAATTGTAATTTCACTAATCCATTTATTCCATTCAGGATAATTCATAATAACTTCTTGGAATTCAATTGGATCCTTATCAAATATATCCAACAACTTCTTTGCATCTTTTGTTAGATCATTTGTTAGATCATATTTTTCTTCATTGAGAATTTCTTCCACAATAGATCTGATCCAATTCTCGAGATCTGAATCATCTGTCGATTCAGATATTGTCTTTAGATAAACTTCCTTGAAATTTTCTAGGTTCATATTTCCTCTTACTTTGATTTTACAATATAACCAAATTTTCCATCGACTCTATCAGTCTTATATCTTGTTCCAGATTCGATCAAAACATTTGTTACTGCATCATCAGGCCATTTTGTATCAAATTTATCAAATACAACCATACCATTTCTGGTTTTTGCTTTTGTATAGACTTGAATAACTGTTCCGTTCAATAGTAATGATGCGAATCTGCTAAATTGGATATCGTCCGATTCATTAATTGCTGTTGCAACAGATTTGGCAATACCAGCAAGTACATGATAGAATGGCGGAGGAGTCTTTCCTAAACCAGGTTTAATCGTATCTCTAAGTTTGATGATATTTGGATTTAATTTGATGGAAGGATTGGTTCTTAAATCTGTTAGAATCTTCTTCTCTTTCTGAGAGATTAATCCTAGTAATAAGGCAAGATCAATTGGAGATTGTTCTGCATCAACTTCAGTAATAATTCTTGCAATTTCAACAGCATCTTCAAATTCTTCAAACATATCTTTATCTTTGTAAGCTTTATAAATCTTATAAAGATTTGTCACACTTGCTTTTGCTGATTGTGAAGCGGACCCAAATTTAGAAGAAATATTAATCTGTGAATCGCCTGAAGTTAGATATGAATCATATAAACCTTGAGTAACACCTTTTGGAAAATTAATCTTGAAATCTGATATGTCATCTGTATTTACCAATGCTTTAATACCATCTAAAGCATTTCCTGTATAATCTCCATTAATCAATGCAATTGGTTGTAAGATCTCAGCAAAGTAATTTGTAATGCCGGTTTCAGATAGATTACCAATAGGAATTTGGATAGGATAATTACTTTTATTTTCACTTTCTATTGCTTGTTTTGTTGCAATATATAAACCAGATTCTTTTCCAAAAGCAGAACCAACTTGATTTAATATACCATCAAAAGTCAATCCTTCCATCTTCGTCAAGAAGTCAGATGGTTTTAAACCGGATTGTTCTTTTGCAGTTGCTTTCGATTTGTACTCAAAATAATTTGGATTAGAATTATCCCATTTAGTAGTTCTTGGTTTAATGTATTTTACGAATCTAACAGTATCACCTGATTCATTCTTAAACTCAACAACACCCAAGCCTGTTAAATTAGATAGAGGCTTGTTGACTGGAGTTGCATCAGTAACATCCCCCGCATCCTCTGGATTATCAAAAAATTCAACTTTCTGAAAGATAAGAATTTTTCCATCTTTATCTGTGAATGTTTCTCCTGGTTTTCTACCAGTTAAACCTTGAGCTTCTGTGATAAAATCTGTAAATCGTAACATTAAATTGCCTCTATCTTATACATCGAATAATTGAGTGTGACATCAGTTGTAATTGGGGTTACATCTGTAATTGATGCATCGTAAGTTAATGGAGAAAGAGCAGTTGGATAAACATCAATAAATGTAACTTTCGCCACCGGATTGTATTTATTTGACAAGATTAAAAGTGTAGCATCTGAGTAGATATTTGCTTTGTTTGATAGATTTGGATTTGCTCTTGCAATAGAACGATAAGAATCTAGATTTTCTGGATGACCTATCTTGAATAACCAATTATAGATTTCAATATAATTTGCAAGATTTTCTTGCACTATGAAATTCAAAACCAATGGATCGTAAGTTAACTTATCTCCAGGCAACTTTAAATCGAGTAATGGAGTTGGTTGTATAACTTCACCAAGTGTAACACCAGGAACATTTACGCTATAAGACCAATATTCAACATTTGGAAATTTATTGAATATAAGTTTAAATAAAGCTGGATTAGTTTGGTCTATCGATGAAGGATTAAATGCCATCTGATTCCTCTATTTCTATTACTAAATCGTCTATTCCTCTCCATAATCTATGGAAAACCATTTTAGGAATTGATATTTGTTTTCCTTTAATTAATTCCTGGGGAAGCGAATTATCTAATTGTATCTTCCAACCGATTCCTTCTAGTATTTTAACTCTTCTATCTTCCTTATCTCTATGCCAGATTAATTCGGAATCTTCAACATCTTTCGAGAAATGTCTTATGAAGGAATTATCTGATGTATTTTTTTGTGTGTAAGGCACGAAATACCTCTAATACTCTTAGATATAATTGAATCTTTTCTTGTTTAGTCATTACCAAAAGAATTTTCCTCCACCTTGTAATCCTAATTGTTTTGCGAATGCAGGAATTCTACAAGCCCAATATCCTGCTTTTGTTTTATCTTTCTTTTCTGCACATTTATGTCTAGCAGCAAATGACTTTCTTGCTTTAGGATTATTGATCTTTGCATTCAACCCAGAAGTATCACCAAATTGGACCTTTACAACATTTCCCTTATCATTCTTAACATATACATAGAATTTCTTAGAACCACCACGTTTTGGTGAATTTAATTCCACATCTTTCTCTTCTTCTAGAGGAAGATCTAATGGAACAGATTGTTCTTTTATCTTAACTATTTTTGCTTCTGGTGTAACCAAATTTGCTTCGAATTCTATTTCCGGAAATTCTTTTGACAGTTGTAGAAATTTTCTGAGGTTAGACATCGAATCGTCAATCAATCTAACACGAGAATATTTATTTGTATTGAGAAATCTTCTTATATATCTTGCTTTATTTTCTGCAGGAGATGCATCACCAGGTTCGTTTCCTGCTCTATATAGATGAACATCGTTTTTTATATCTATTCCATAACTTGCAAACTTTTTGATAATTGGATTTTTATCATTAAAATTTGCTCTTGCTGTTAAGATAATGACATCAGATCCAACTCGTTTAGCATTATTTAATATTGCTTTCAATTTAGCTATTAGTGGTCTTATTGGTTGCGATTCTTTTTCAAATTTGTTCGCATCTTTAAATTCAGAAAAATCAAAAGATTCTCCTGGGGCCAAAGAATAAGTATTGAATTCTTGATTTGTAAGCGTTTTAATTTTCTTTCCGTCTTTCAATACACCAATAGCAGCTGTTGTATGAAATAATGTATCATCTATATCAAAAATTGTTAAACCAGATTTAGATTCTTCTGTAATTTCTAGTTCTTCGTAATATATCCCAAAAGATCCTAAATCTGAGTCTAGAATCCATTCTTCTTGTTCAGTTAATTCTAAGTCATCTCTTCTATCTCTTGCTTCAGCGATAAGGTCCAAATGACCTTTTGAACCCCATCTAAAAATGGATTCATTAAGTCGAATTCCATTTTGGATGTGATAATCTAACGCATTTTCTGAGATGTACTTCTTGAATGATTGCATATAGAAGTATTTATAATAAATACAAATTATGACACATTGGTTATATGAGAATAAAGAAATAGAAGATATTCCTGAAGGATATTTTGGATTTGTATATTTGATTACAAATACAAAAACAGGAAGAATGTATATTGGTAAGAAACAATTTAATTCTTACCGTTCAAAGAAAATAAAAGGCAAAACAAGAAAGAAAAGATTCGTTCTTGAATCTGATTGGAAAGATTATTGGGGATCTTGTGAAGAATTGAAAGAAGATATTAAGATTTTAGGAGAAGATTCTTTCAAGAGAGAGATTCTTAAATTATGCAAAACACGTGGTGACTTAACTTATTCAGAAGTAGAATTTCAAATAAAAAAAGACGTCCTAACAGCTTTAGATTCTGAAGGACGTCGTTTATATTATAATTCAAATATAATGAGTAGATGGTTTTCTAAGTCAAAATCGTAAATTCATTTGAAATATATGCTTGTTTACCTTGTATCCATGTTGAAATCATAGCATGTTCGAGAAGTGTTAAACCAGGAAACTTACTTAAAGGTAGAACCCCAGACTTAATATATTCTTGTTCGAAGAATTCAAACAATTTAAAATACATCTCACATAATTCAGTTTTATTTCTCCAATCATATTTAATTCCAGTTCCAGGACATTGCCCTTTACACATAACAAAAAATCTACATCCTTTACAACCACCATATTCTTGTGGTGTATGATATAATGCGACTTGTCTTTCATATCCATATGTATCTGACTTGAAGAAATTTATTCCTTCTTTATTAGTTCTTCCGCAATTATGTCGATTTCCTTGACCATCTACAGCTCTTACTGCTTGTGTTGTGTGTGGATCGCAAGCTTGGAATGTGCATGTTGCTTGTTGATCGTCGCCCAATAACATTCTCTTTATGTCATTAAACATATCAAATTTCATATTCTTAAGAGTTGTTTCAAATTTAGCCATATCTAACATAATCTGTACATTCTCTTCTGACGTTAAACCAAACTGTTCTGTGATAGAATCATATTCAACTTCAAGTACATGAAGTCTAACACTCATAATACCTTTTTCGTCAAGTTCTTTCAACCAGATTTTCAATTTATCTAGATTAGACGTATTGTATTTTGTTAATGTTACAATTAACGAAGGAATAACACCACTATCTAACATCTTATCAATAGCATCTAGAGTCAATTTAGATTTTCTTCTTGTTTCTTCCAAAGAACCTGACCACCTAGAATCATTCAATTCATCGGGACCATCTAATGATACACCAACCGAAACATTGTATTTCTTGAATAATTCAATATGTTCGTCTGTTATTAGAGTACCATTAGTTTGAATACCATTTCTTCCATATTTTTGAAAACCAAATTTCCATAATTCTTCAATGGTTTTTATATCAGTAAGAAGTGGTTCTCCACCAAATAGAGCAAAATAATCTCCTTCTTTTTCGAGAGCCGAAATCATCTTATCTAAATCATATTCCTTATCTGGATAATTGCCAGCTTCTCTCATTGGATGCTCATAACAATACGGACAACTTAGATTACATGTTATACCAACTGGACTAACTTCGATACTCATGATACATTTCTTCTCCTGTCAAAAATTTATTTCTTATTTCATTGAACCACATAGTATAGTAATTTGAAACAGTATCTCTGAATATCCAAATTTTTGGTAACATATTCTTAACAGATTCCAAATCAGTCGAATTAGTTACTAAACCATATAGATTGGAATTAAAGATATTACACTTCAAATCGTTCGATATTATTTGGATATCTTCATCACTTAATCTTTGATTAGTGAAGAATATATCATTATTCAATAACATTGTTGGTAGAGAAGAATCAAATTTTTCTGACAAATATTTCTCAACAGTATCATATTGAATTGTCATGATAATCTTCAGATTAATTTTATATGATTGTTTGTTAATCATCCAATCTATCTTATTGATTAATGATGTTAAGAAATATTGATTTGGATTTGTTTTAAAGAAAATAAGAAGATTTATTTCATTCTTCTTAAATTTAGATATGCATCTCCATATATGGATGATATCGTTATATTGTAGTGAGTTATATTCAAATATTAGATTCATATTATATTAAAAGATTTCTGTTTCTGTTTCATTACAAATTTACCAACATAAGCACAACAATTAATACCTTCTATTTTTGTTGTGTTTGAAAATTCAACATCAATACTGTTGAGATATTCAACAAATCTACTCGATTCTGATTGCCAATCAGAATAATTATACAACAAAACAGTTGATTCGTTTTGAATTAACCAATCAATAAGGTGTCTTGAAGATTCTTCTAAAAATCTACCATACATTATTATTGATAGGTCTATGTTTTTTTGTAACCAATCTGCAGATTTATTGAAAATATTTTGATTATAAAATTCACCAAAAGAAATATTTAAACCTATTCGATCAAATCTTTCTTTATCTAATTCAACACCATATATATCTTTAATATCAAATTGTTTAGATATTTTCTTCAGTAATTCCGCATTACCGCAACCAAAATCTATAACATTCTTGAAAGATATTTGTGATTGCGTTAGTGCTTCAATAAGAATATTGTGACTATATTCCATAGATTCCAAAGAATAAAAACCATTATCTTTCCATAAATTATTTATGTTCAACGATCTCTTAAAGGATTTAGATTGCGTTATCTTTATTTTCGATTTATTAATATAAGGAAATGAAGTACCAGATGCTCCAAGTTCTGGGTATGAGAAACCTTCTCTTTTGACTTCATATAATTCAGCTGTTGCATCTGTTCTTGAGGATATCTTTAATATCGGCGATTTTATTTCCGCAATTCCATGTAATGCAGACCAACTTACAGGCCAATCTAACATTTCTTCAATTACATCGATATCTTCATCATATCCTAAAGAACGACCAAATTCTAAATATTTTCTTCCCAATTCATATGTATGTTGACAATTAAAAGAACATGGAAGATGACTAACAGCTCTAATACCAATCCATCTTAGAAGAATATTACATTCCTTTGGTCCAACAGTACCTGCTAAACTCATTGGATAAGTGGTATCTACGAATTGCTCATCTACCCAATATTTCTTGAAGAAATCCGTACAACATTTCGGATAACCTAATAATCTACCAATTTCTTCATCATTATTAGTATTCCAAGCAGATAACCAAGAATCAACATAATCCTTATGTAAGAGGACGCATCGAACTGTGTAATTATACTTATCCGTTGTAATCTGTGATGTATTACTATATTGATCGGTTGCTTTTGTTTTGATTAGAGGTATTAATCTAAATTCTGAAGAAGAAAGAGATATTTGTTTGTCTATGAAGTCAGAATGAGACATAGAAGTCAAATTGGCAGGTTTAATACCTACCAATACTAATTCTTGTTCTATGTTTTGGAATGCTTGCGAAGCTTTCTGTATTTTGGGTTCCCAGAAACTTTTTGCTGGTTCACTAACCCAAATAATGCGTGTCCAATCGTGCAATAAAAAATTCAATCTATTCATATAGATTACTTATTAAGCAGTAGAATCTCCATGTACAAATTGTGGATAATCTATATGTGTATCATAAAATCCAGTTTCTATATCTGCATGTTCTGATGATGTATCAGAGAAATCTTGGTGAGATCCAAGATTCAAATAAGAATCAACGTGTAAACCGGGGACCGTAGAGAAGTCATTATGATTTGTATATGAGTCCCCATGTGCCCCACTATCTGAATGTGTTGAAGACAGATCTTCATGATCAGAATAACTACCATTATCGGTGTGCCCATCATCTTGATGATAAGTGACTTTATATTTCTGCGATCCCGTCGAATATGTTGTTGATATGCAAAGTTTAGAAGATTCTATCCAAATAGATCCATTGATAGAAGAATCAATTCCAGTTGGTGTTGATAACGAATAATAATTTAATATTCTTTCATAGTTAGAAGAATCGATATATCTTATGAATAAATCCGAATCAGTCCAAATTGATCCTGGAATAGCTCCACTTCGATAATCGCCAATGGAACCGAGATATCGATATGTTTGTCCATATTGTGGGCTGAAGTATAAATAATCTCCTTCAACCCATAATGATCCTATTGTTATTGCCATATATTATATTTATGTTGCCCAGTAATTTGTTCCGACTGGAATTACCAATCTATATGAAGAACCAGAACCAGAAACCTTTCCTGTAAATACTGCTTGTCCAGAACTTCCTGGTGCAGATGTTCCAACACCAAGACTACTAAATTGTATGTTCTTTGTTGATGTGTAACTAGTCCAATTATTTTCTGTTAAGATAGTATATGCAACGGCTCCCATTGACCATCCACCAACTTTAAGATCAGTTCCGTCTAATCCAAAGTATACTGCACCTACCCCTGGTCTGTGGAAGGCCATAAATGCTGCATTTGTTCCAGAACCACCATAAACTTCAATACCACCTAATGAACCAGTGGATGTTGCTAAGCCTGTTCCTGGGGCAGTTGATTGAGAAGCACTAGCTAGTATTCTACCAGAGAACGAACCAGTTGTAGCATTCACGCTTCCACCTGAAAGATTAGTTGCTGTTGTAGCTGTAGTTGCGTTTCCTGATAATGTAGCTGTAATTGTTCCAGCTGAGAAGTTACCAGAAGAGTCTCTTAACACAATTTGACTTGCGCTATTAGTTGAAGAAGCTGTAATTGTAGCAGAGTTGGCTTGTCCAGATATAGTTGAAGCTTGGCCATTTATGTTCATTGTTTGGCCACTTATAAATGAAGCAACTTTTGCAGCAGTTGCAGATCGGAAATAATTATCTCCAAATTTAGCCATAATATATGTTATCGTACCAACACTAATATCATCAGTAGAATTAACATAATTTGCATTAATATATCTAGCATTAAAATCGCCATTTCCATCCCTCAAAACAATCTGGTTTGCAATATTAGAAGCAGTAGCAGTAATTGTAGCTGAATTAGCTTGCCCTGAAATATTAGATGCTGTAGTTGCTGTAGAAGCGTTTCCAGAAAGGTTTGCTGCAATTGTTCCTGCGGAGAAGTTACCAGAAGCATCTCTTGTAACTATTGCGTTTGCTGTATTGGCTGAGGTTGCTGTAGTTGCAGAGTTTGGAATAGAAGTTAAAGAAGCACCTGAACCGGAGAATAATCCAGCTGTAATTGTTCCTGCAGAGAAGTTACCAGA